CTGTTGCTCCTCCAGAAGATATTCGGTCACTCCACCGCTGCTCAGACTCTGGACTACATCGGTATTACCAGCGAAGAGATTGATGAAGCCTATCGGAGCCTCAACCTCGGCAGTGTCAACCACAACTATCTGGTAGATAGTGATATTGGAGAGACGGAGATTTTGATGGCCTGATGACCATCTGCTGCACCTTGATAATCGCATATCGGATAAACAAGTTAGGACACACCGAGTGTCCTGGCCGTTTCGGAATTCCCTTGTGCTGCAAGGACTTTCGATTCAAAGGTTATAAAGAAGGAGGAGTTTGAAAAAAGAGCTATAAAAAAGCTACTCAAAGCAGGTTACAGGTGCTGCATTGATAGCGACGGTATAACCAGTCGAGCGGCTTTTTTGTGTCCTAAAATTTTTTGGATGGTTTGGTTAATCAAAAATACGCAGAAAGGATGTGATGACACCACCCAATGAACCAGATAACTATTGTTGATGCCCGCATGGGCAGAGGTAAATCTTCCGCTGCCATTCGCTACATGAACCGGCACAAGGACAGCAAGCGGTTCCTGTACATCACCCCGTATCTGGACGAGGTCGGGCGTATCTGCGAACGCTGCGACTTTGACCAGCCGGACAGTGACCACATGAGCAAGTCCTCCGAGTTGAAGCTCCACCTTCGTCTTGGGCACAATGTATCCGCAACGCATTCGCTGTTCTACCTGATGGACGATGAGGCATTGAAGCTGATTCGTGAAAAGCATTACTCCCTCATTGTAGATGAAAGCATTCAGGTGATAGAGAGGCTGAACATCACCGATAAGGACTTCGACCTGATTGTTACCCAGCTCGCTGAGGTTCTGGAAGACGGATGCATCCAGTGGAAGGACGAGGAGTACACCGGTCGGTTCAGCGATTACAAAGAGATGGCAAACACCCGCTCACTATTCCGACTGGACAACGCACTGCTGAACATTCTTAATCCGGAACTGCTCCGTTCGTTTGACGAGGTATTCATGCTGACCTACCTTTTCAACGGGCAGTACCAGAAAGCCTATCTGGATTATTTCGGTTTTGACTACAAGGTCGTCGGTGTGGAGAACGATGCCAACGGGTATCGGTTCTCGGATAGGCCGGATGAGCCGCCCCCTTTGGATTATCACGACCTAATACATATTGTGGATAACCCCAAACTTAATGCGGTTGGCAACAAGGCTTATACCCTGTCCAAGTCGTGGTACGACAAGCGTGGGTATAACAACGCCGAGATTCGCACACTGCGAAACGGCATGAAAAAGTTCTTTCAAAGCATTCCGGGCGGTGGGCAGGAGACCCGGCTATGGACTTGCTACAAGAGCGATGTGAACAAGCTGGTAGACAGCAAGACCGGAAGGTTCCGCAAGAACTTTCTGCAGACCAGCGCCAGAGCGACCAACGAGTATAAAGACCGTACCGATGTTGCCTATATGGTCAACCGGTTTGCCGACCCCAACATCATGAAGTTCTTCCATACACAGAACATCACTATCGATGCGGATGCGTTCGCACTGTCCGAGATGCTGCAGTGGATATGGAGAAGTGCCATTCGTGATGACCGCCCTATTAACCTATACATACCGAGCAAGCGCATGAGAGAGCTGCTCATAAATTGGATAGACACGACGAACGGAGGAAAGACGATTGC